GTGATTTGCGGCAAGGAGTTTTCAGTTCCTCCTCGTAAGAAGCATAGAACGGTTTGTTCGCCAGAATGCGCTTGTGGGCAAAAGAAACTCAAAAGAATTGTAGTAAATTGTGCTAGTTGTGGTAAGGATTTATCGCTTCCCAAAAGTAGTGTAGAAAAAAGACGTTTGCATTTTTGCGATATTGTATGCTTCAATAATTACCGATCCCCTAGCATAGATTTGATAAAAGAGTTTCATGCCCTTGGTCTTAAAAATGTGGAGATGATAAATCGGCTAAAAGTCGATCAAGGGACCATTACAAGACATTTGAGAAAATTAGGTCTTAGGAGTAATGGTTTAGGTGAACCTTTAGAAACTAGACAGGAAGGTGACAAAATACTAGCCCACTGTCAGGGGTGCAAGGAATGGAAGGAGTTGACTAATTTTTGTGGTCACAAAATTTGTAGACGATGCAGATATGATGATGAACGTGAAAAATGGTTGGAACTTGTGAATTCTGATATTGGTATTTATTTCCAACATAAGCTAGGTGCTGCACAAAACAGAGCAAAGAAAAAAGGTATGGCGTTTGATTTGGATGTTCCCTTTTTATTGGACATTTATGATCTGCAAGGGAATGTTTGTGGATATAGTAAAGGGCTTATGACTATGGAACAGGGGAAGGGCAGGGGACCAAATGCTTGTAGTATTGACCGATTTGATAATACACTTGGGTATTTACAAACAAATATAATATTGTGTACATGGAAAGCCAATACTGCAAAAACAGATTTTTCTCTCGATGAAATTTTGATCTATATGCCTTTTTTTTATTTTCAAGCGATGCAGTTCCCGTGGATTAAGAATAAGCACACTGATAATGTGCGAGCGATTATTGCTAGTATGCCCGATGCAGTGTAATAGAGAGAGCTTATTTAGTCGTAACTGACTTGGCAAGATTTCGAGGATAGTCTGGATCGTAATTCTTTGCCAAAGCAATGTAGTAAGCCAAGAGTTGTATCGGGATAATTTCTGATACAACTCTTTCTATTTCTGTGCTGCCTGCTGGCACTTCTATCCAGTGGTCATACAGAGAATTGTGCCTCTCGGCAATTCCGATAATCTTGGCTCCCCGACTTTTGACTTGCTTCCCACTTATTTCCATATCAGAATAGGTTTCATCGCTTGGATGCAGCAGAATTACATAAGAGCTTTCGTCAATGAGAGCTAGTGGGCCGTGCTTTAATTCACCGCCTGCCAAACCCTCTGCGTGGATATAAGCAAGCTCTTTGATTTTCAAAGAAGCCTCAGATGCGATTGGGTGGTTGATTCCACGACCTAAGATGTAAATGTCGCTTACATCTTTAATTTCGTAAGCAATTTCTCTAACTTTATTTTCTTCTCTGAGGGCTTGTTTGACACAATTCGATACAGATTTGAAATCTATATTCTCGAATTGAATATGAGATGCTATCCCGGCCAACAATAGAATTTGCGACGTAAAGCTCTTCGTGGCAGCTACGCCAATCTCCGGTCCACAATTGATTGGCAATACTAGATCGGAAATTCCAGCTAAAGTAGAAGCTGTTTTGTTGACAACAGCAATGATTTTGGCCCCTTTGTGTTTAGCCATCAAAACTGTTTCCAATACATCAGCACTCTCGCCACTTTGCGATATTGCCAGCAATACAGACTTTTCATCAAAGTCGTGGTTTAAGAATGGACATTCGCTCGAAATGATTGGCTCTACTTTTATCTTATGTTTATTTAGAAGATATTTGCCTATCAAACAAGCGTTATAGCTTGTGCCACTTCCAGTAAAGTATATGCTTTTTGCCGCACAAAGCATTCTAGCAGCATCAAAGGTGTTACATTCAGGTGTGTTACACTGAATCTTTTTGACTGTATGGATTTGCTCGTGGATTTCTTTGATTGTAAAATGGGCGTAATCTTCCTTGTAAGCGTCAGCCACTTCCCTTGAGAGTTGTACGGTCTTGTGTTTTACTTCTTTGCCCTCAAAGTTGTAAATTGTCATTCCACGAACTTTTGGCGGTTCTATTACAGCGAATTCTTTATTTTCAAGATAGATGGCTTGATCTGTACTTTCGATAAATCCCAATACGTCGCTTGCAACAATGTAGCCCAATGGTGCTAAACCCACGATAATTGGCTCGTGATTTCTTACAGCCACCAGTGTTTCGTCATCAAATATGGCCAAAAAAGCATAGTGTCCTTTTAGGTATTTTACAACTTCGAGGACTGCTTTCTTTGGGTCTTGTCTTTTAATATAGAAGTGTGCTAGAAGATTAGCAATTACCTCACTATCGGTGTCGCTATTGTGGGTGAATCCAAATTCAGCTTTTAATTCTTCGTGATTTTCTATAATCCCGTTGTGAACTATAGCAATCTTGCCAAGCAAAGTATCAACATGAGGGTGAGCATTGTCTTCACTTACTTTGCCATGAGTTGCCCAACGAGTGTGGCCAATTCCCACACCACCGGGCAGTTTATCAAGATTTTGTTTCCGATTAACATCTTGTACTTTGCCTACGCCCCGTGCAAGATTGAGTTGTTTGTCAAATGTGCAAGCTCCGACGCTATCGTAACCACGGTACTCCATTTTTTGAAGTCCACGCACAATAGTCGGAGCTACATCGCTTTGAAAAGAACAACCAATTATCGAACACATCTATTGCCTTCTTTGAGTAATTTCTTGTAGTATTCTACTTTTTCACGGAGAACGCTACGAGGGGCAATCCAATCGAAAGTTTCTACATCATCGCCCTGTTGCTCTTTTGCTGCACGCAACCTTAGAAGTTTTTTCATTGCAACTTTAACTTCGTCGTTCATTACCAAATCAGTAAGTTTTTCCATTGTTTCGTCATCAATGATTCCATCTTCTTTAGCTTTGGCAATTTGTTCAAGGGCTGTATGAGGGTCCAGAGTATCATCTAGTATGTGGGTACGATCCTCTTTCCCTTCTTCTTGATCTTTTGGCATATTTGGTGGCATCGAATCTTGGGGAATTTCTGCCGTCCTACTTGTTGCTGGGTTCGTTGGGGTTACTGGCTCTGTACGGTCTTCGCCCGCATCATCAGCTAGTTTTTCTCTTTCGATTTCTACGTCAGATTTACGACCTCTGCGGGACAACTTGTCCACATATTGGTGGTAGAGCTTCTTTGCTTGCTCCAAGCGTCTTTCAAAGTCTTGGCGACTTGTAATTGGATCGCTATCGAGTTCAACACGCTCTTGTCTTCTTAATTCATTCCAAATGTGTTTGCGATCCCGGTTATAGAGCAGTGGTGTACGAGGATCACCAAGTCTCAATATCCAAGGAAGAACTAAACCCTTGAGTTCTTTTTTGGCAATTCTTCTCTGGTGTCCACCACCGTAGTTGTTCCAAGCTGCTATCTCGCTTGGACTTAAATTCTCCCATGCACGATCACCAGTATTAGGTTTTTTATCCCAATACGATGAATAGCTTGGTCCCACATCGCCGCTTTCGGGTTCTGGGGATTCTTCTGGTGGAGCTTCGTCGCTTGTTGCCCCGCCCGATGGAGGCGTGTCGTGGTCAATTGTTGCCGTGCGATTCAGGTCAGCTATTACACGATCCAACGTAGCTGGATCGGTAGCGCCAGCAATTGCCTTTTTGTAGGCTTCATATTTGTCTTCTGGGAACCCTCTTTCTTTGGCTTTATCGAGGGCTTGCATTGCAGTCGCACGCTTGGCGTCTATTCCTTCTGCGGGCGTTTCTGGATTCTCTGATTCATATTTAGACAAATCTTCTTCAGCCTTGTCTAATTCGTCTTCATCAATATGTTTTTTGATCTTATCATATGCTTCATCTTCGATAAGACCGCCCAGAGCTTCCAATCTATCTCTTAGCTTTTGTTTGCTATCAGCAACCTCATCGCCCGTACTCTTTCTCTTTTGAATTTCTTCAATTCTCTTGAGGGCCAATTTGGGATTGGTTTTCGCCAAACTGAGAATCTGTTGGTACTCATCTTCATCAATAATGCCACGCTCTTTCATTTGCTTGGCAAAAGCCTCAGCACCCTTGCGATCATTCTCAGGGTCTTCGACAGGTCCAGTGGGTGTGGGTGTGGGACCAGCGGGAGCAGGAGAGGCTGGTGCAGAACCGCCAGCACCATAAATATGATCTTTCACAGTTTTGACAAGCATTGCTTTAAGTTGCGTACCCCACTGATTGATAAGCCGCATTATTGCAAGATTTTCAGTGCCCGGAATAGTATCTTCGAGCAGTGTATCAAGTTGGGTTTCTAGCAGCCTGCAATGTTCACGGAAAAGACGATATTCTTCGATAGGAACAGTGCGCAGCATGACGTGTTCTGGGTGTACTTGACCCAGATCATCACCGAGTTTGTTATTCCAGAAATAGGGATTATCTTGGTTATATCTCCCCCACCATAAATTGGACATGGTGTTCTTAAATCTGTCCCATATCCCACGTTTCGCCTGTGGGCGTGTCATGGGGTTGATGAGAGAAGATTTCAATTGCCCAATCATCTTATCCACTTCTTGTGGAATTCGGTCTAAAAGGGCTTGAACTTTCTGGTCTAAAGCAGCGTCTTCAACTATTTTCATGGCATTCTCCTTGCCATATATAGTCACGGGAAAATCAATGTTGCTCGCTTATATATTCGCCAATTTTCTTTAGAGACATAAGGCAGGAGTCGAATCGGTGGAAGTCGCTGGAAAGGTATTCCAACGCCAATTCATCGAAGCGGTCTTTGTCCTCTCCTTCTACCTCAAAATAGATGGCTTTACCCTTTTTGCCCAAAACTTTATATTTGTGCATCAGGATAAATGCTGCGGCCCCTAAGTCCGTGACAAATCTATGGGATTTTGAAGCAAAGGGATATTCCCCGATCTTCTTTAGGGACATAATACATGCGTCAAAGCGATGGAATTCGCTGGATAGATAGTCCAAAGTAAGTTGGTCGAACTTCTCGGCTGTCTGTTCCTCGGCTGTAAGGAGAAAGAAAATTTCTTTCCCTTGACGACCAATCACCTTGTAATCGTGCATTAAAATGTAAGCGGCTGCGCCCAGATCGCTTACACTCTTCTTATTAGTTGTCATTTCTTCCTTTCAAATTCAAGGGAAGGGCGAATTGCCCTTCCCTGTTCTCGCTCTCGTTTAGAATATCTTTTCAAGTTGACTCTGGATGGCTCGTGCCACCATCTTTGTCGCCTTGGCATTCCCAACAATGCACTTCAAGCCTCTATGAGCGGTGTCGATAGATTCTTTTGTGAATTTAGTGGTCATGCCATTAACGGCAAGGAAGTCGCCTTGAATAGAGAATAGAGAATGTATAGCCCATTTTCCTGTGTAGAAGTCCCAACACATCTTCTGGATTGATTGAGGGATATACGGAATCATTGGACGGGAATTCTTTGGCTACGTTAGCCAAGATCACATCAATATTGTCCAATCCAAAATCTTCTTTCTTGGGATCAGCAAATATTCTTCTATCTTCGGCACATTCATACCAAGTTTTACAATGGACGTATTCTGGTTCCTCGTTGAGTCCAGATAGTTCTTTGAGTTCTTCGCAAGCAGTTTCATCCAATTCTTCAACTGGCTTGTGCCGGACAGATTCAATCTTTTTAGCAAGCTCTTCTGCGGAATCTATTTTCCACAGATTCTCGCAGGCTTGTCTCTTCATTTCGTCTTTCACGAATTCATTGTCGAATTCTCGAAGAGGCAATTCATCAAAATGTTCCTGTTTCATCCAAACCTTTTCACCAGTATCATTTTGAATCTCGTATCTTTCACCGTTCAAAATGCCTACTTTGTGTGTTTGGAAAACCTCATAGACCTTGCCATAGGTCATATTTTTGGCGTTGCAATCGAGCAACGGGCAGAATTTTACCTTCTTGACAGGCTTAGAGTAGTCCCTGTCAATTTGCTTTTCTTCGTTCATAACTCATCCTTTTATTTAATTGTTATTTCGCAGCTTCTGCGGCAATTAAGCAACCACGAGCTACGCTGTAAAGTGGATCGTTCGGTTTTACGACTTCACCCACCTTAATTGGTAAGTTTGCTTGCACCAGTGTATCTTTAAACAAAGTTGCGAAGCCATAGGGAGAAGATGTTCCTCCCGCTATCACTATGTCAACAGGATTTTCCGTGTGAACAGCTTTGTTTGCCCCGGCCAAACCCTTCTTGATTCCAGCAATAGTATGTTCAATCATTAGTCGATATTGAGTCTGTATTGCACGTTCTACTAAGTTGGTCGGTGGTTTTGACAAGTCGATCTTAGTCTTTTCTTTGTTGATGAAAGTCGGTGTCTCGCCAGTTGCTTTCGCAGCCTGCTTGTCGATCCAGTCACCGCTATTCACAATGGCGAAGGTGAATACGGGCTGGCCATACATGGCGTAGCAGATGTTTACCATACCAGCACCAAAGCTGATGCCAATACCTGTGTATGCCTTTTTGCCTAGCTCGGCATAAACTAGAGCCAACGCCTCGTTAATTGGATTGGCATTTACTTTGAAGCCCTTATCGGACTTGTAAGCCTTGAAGATGGCTTCTAGCACTTTTTGGTGGTAGTCGGCATCTGTATCTTCGTTAATGGCATTGGCCGGTACACAGTAATAGAGTGTTTCGTTGTCTTGTTTTACATCATCTAATAGGCTGTGGACCATAATGCTTAAAATTTGGAAAGCGTCTTTTTCCTTGGGATTGACGCATCCGTGGGCCATAGGTCGCTTGAGTTCTAGTTGGCTCATTGTATAAGCCATGTTTACGGCGGCTTCGCCAAGGGCGTAAGCGACGTTTTCACGCTCGATAAGCGGAACGCCAGCGTTCTTCATCATGTTAAAGACGAAGCGATTTTCGAGAGGAAGCTCCAAAAAGGCGTTCACTTCTCGTTTATTCACAAAATTGCCCTTGTCGTCTCTGCTGCAACAAACAAGGTTGTATGTACCTACGTCAAAACCTAGTGCCATGATTACTCCTTTTTTCCAAATTGAATTTTCGGGGAAGCCTCAAAATCCGGCACTTCCCAATTGAAGCCAGTTGATTTGGGCTTTTCTTTTTCTTGTATCTCTTGTTTAACAGATTGCGCAGAAACAGCCACACCATCGCCGTTCAGGTTGATGTTAAGCTCCAATGTAATGGAAACTTGGCATTCACCGTTTTTTGTGATAACCTTTACTTCGTTAGGTTTTATGAGTTGTGGCAATTTTTCTCCCAATTCACAACAATGTTGCTACACCTATAGTTATACTCTATAAGAGAATTTTGGCTTATTTTTCCCACGGCCACTTCTCGAACATTTTCCTAACCCCTTCTTGCAATTCCTCTTTGGTAAGTTCGGTCAAACAGGGCTTCTGGGGCTTTCTACATTTGGGGCAGTCGCCAAACTTGAAGCAAGGTCCGCAATCCCAATTTCCGTTATCTCGATGCTTTTGAACCAATATGAAATCAAAATGTTTGCCATAGGCTTTACCATCGGCAAAGGTGAAGATTCCCATTAAGGGTTTGTTCAATCCCCCTGCTAGATGAAATGCCGCTGTGTCCACAGAGATGATGTAGTCCATTTCTTGGAAATAACAAGCAAGTTCTTTAAGAGATATTTTGGATATTGTTTTGATGCCGTATTTCTTTAACGCTTCCAGTTCTTCCTTGTGATAGGCCAACAAAACATGATCTTTTGTGGCCTCGGCAATAGCTTCTAGTTGATGGGGCAACAACGTCTTGGTTATCATCTTAGAAACAGGGGCAAACCCAATCAAAGCCTTCCCATCTTGTTTGAATTTTTGGAGATTTTCACGAACTCGTTCGTGGATTACCGGGTCCAAACGAATGTGCATATTGTGGTGTTTAAGCTCGACTCCACAATATTTAGCCCAAATATCGCTGCGATGATCGAGGCAATAGGGTGCCCGCATATTTTCGTAACGGTCGGCAATTGTCACACAGGTATTGTAAACAGCAATGTAATCTTGAGGATTGACTGTACGAGAATCTATCACTTCTGAAATGTAGGGATGATCGCTGGCAGCATCCATGTATTCTGGCAAGCAAGCAAATACAAATTCGGCTTCCGGCATGATATTTTTGAAGTCCTCAAATACCATCCGGTGCATGTATACATCGCCTAATCCGCCCTTGTCGTGCCAAATCAGGACTCGGTTTCTTTTTGCGTGAAACTCCTTGATACTCAGGGGTTTCGGTTTGTAGACTTTTTTGTTTAGTGAAGGCATACCCTATAAAAGAAAAGAGCCACCGTATTTCTACGATGGCTCTCGATTATTTCTTGTTCAAATTTGTTTAGCTGTTGCAAACACTCTTTACAGAGAGAAGAACTTGAACGTCTGCGGCTGTACCACCAGATACGTTGTTCACAAATTCGAGCTTGGAAACAGACAGGTCGCCAGAGTTGAATACCTGTGTTTCGCTGGCACCAATGTCGATTACAGCGTCGGCTACGCCGTTGATACGGCAACGAACTGCGGTCGAACCTTGGTTGGCAATCTGTACGAATACAGCGTAGCCGCCCGTGTCGCCAAGAACGTCAATTACGTTGTCTTCATAGTCTGTGCCCTGAAGAACAAGCATGTTGTAAACCTTCGGGAAGGTCGTCTCTACATCGCCATCGTGGTAAGCAGAACCGTCGTCGGTTACAACTTCGATGAAGGCTTGTGCGAGAGGAACTTGTGGGTAAGCAAAACGCTTCCAATAGTTACAGTCCGTGAATGTTTCGCCGTCAGCTAACTTGCGGTATGTCTTGCCGGGGCCAGTTACATAGATTGTACGCTGAATGGATGTTGCGAATTGGCTACCATGATCGCCTTCAACACCACTGTCAAAACGCTTGTCAAGCAAGCCTTGGGCGGTGTTGTTTAATTTTACTCTAAATACACTCATTGCTATTGCTCCTTTGAGTATTGAATTTATTGACCTTATCTCTGCCTTTATATATTGTGCTGCTATTATATTTTGAAAACATCTAGGTTGTAATAAAGGCTTTTGTATAAATTTTCACCGATTCCAGTGGGAATGAGTGTGGTTTTGATTCCTTGGGTTGGTGCGAGGGCAGTAAATTCATTTTCAACGCCAATTACCCATGCTGCGGACTCTAATCCGCCATTGATTACCGGCTGCATGTTTTTTGAAACAACGTATTTTTCGACCTTTTCTATTTGCTCTCTACTTAATGATCTGGTGGGTGATGCACCGAAGGGGTAAATAGAGCAGAGATTGCCACCCTTTTTTTGTTCTGTTCTGATGAGTAGTTTTGGGATATTGGATTCTCTAAGCAATTCTTCAACAGGATGGGTCTGCATGTCACAGAAAAGTTCTCTAGTGTAGCCATATCTTTCTTTGACATATTCACTTGCCTTGAGAGTTTTCGGTGAATCTTCCAGTAAATAGTAAGCGTCGTCTTTGCAAGCTAAATATATTTCGATGCCGGAATAAATTTTCTCAATGCTTGGTCTTATAAGTTTGAGTTGTACCAAGTATTCGTTGCAATTACCGACATACATAATGCAATAGCGATTTTTGACTTTTGCGTAAGTTGTTAAAGGAACACTCATGGAAAATGATCCAGACAAAGTTAAATTGGCGAAAGAAGCAGGCCAGATTTTTTCCGATCAATTCGGCCCTGACGATATTTACAAGAGTATTTTATTCGAGGTTTTCTTAGAAGAACTCAAACTAACAAAGGACAAAAATGGCACAGAAAGAAACCAAGGTATGGATTTATCTGACGAGACGGGACAAGAGCGGAGTTAGATTTTTATCTCAATTCCGAGGCAAAGAGGAAGTATCCCCTACACGGCTTAAAGAAGTAGCAAACTTGAATCTGCCGCCCGCAAATACTCAAAAATTGACCGAAATTGTTTATGAATCGAGATTGGAGTGGGAGCCGTGGATAGAATCTGCCGACTCCTTTGACAACATCAAGGATAAAATAAAGAAGAGAGGATATACCAACCTCCCGATTTCTTTCATCCCAGAGGTTAGGAGTAACAATATCGCTCTCACGCCAGAAGTTTATACTTCAAATCTCAATAAAACAAAGATCATGACGAGACGACAGGTTTAGTCTGGTCTTTTCACGAACATACGGTGAATTAAAAATTCGCCAGATTCAACACCTATTTTGAAGTAGTGTCCATCTACTTCCTTGATAACTCCACCGTTCTCTTGGAAGTCCTTGGCTATTTCTTTAATTTCTTTAATTTCTTCTTCTTCATCATTGTTTTCCGCTTCCATGCGGTTCATGAGTTTTTTGATAGATACCTTTGACTCAACATACATGCCGACTAAATTTTTGCGGTACGGAGATTCCTCTTGTTGGCTTTCCATCCACTTCTTAAAATCAGCTAAATTAAATTGTCCAAAGTTATCTTCATAATTCCTTTTACTCATATTCAACCCCCTTAATATTCAACCCCCTTAGTTGAAAAAGGACTGTATCTCGTCCTCATTTATATATGCTGCATTTTCATATAACGGACCATCCGAATGATCTTTTACGTCTGTTTCGCTGTATTTCATAGATTTGAGCCAATATGCAGTCGCATCAATCAGCCCGTGAGCTATGTTCTGTTGCGGATACTGCCACAGACCGTTATGTAATTTCTCTGCTCCCGGTCGTTCCTGATCGAAGCTGTCATCACAGCAAAACAGAAGAACTTTCTCTGTCCCAAAGTGGTAGCACAATTGAAGTGCTGCACAAATGGGATTGCGATAGTCGTCTATTTGATACTTTATTTTTTCATACGCTCTTCCAGTATAACCTTCTTCATTCACTGGACAATATTTATAGATGCTGCCCTTATCTTTGTAGTGAAATAAAAACTCATAGTTGGTTCTAGTTGAGGCTATACATTTGGGTAATCCCCGATTTTTTCGAGGCATAAATTTCATGCACTCATCATAGGGATTGTTTACCAAGTAATATGTCATATTTCTTTCGGGTGCCTTCCACATCTTTAGGGATTGGTTTACTCCGATGATGGCCACATCCTTGGGAAGAATCTTTGCCAACTTCAAGTGTTTTTCTGCGAATTTGCACCCATCAGAAACAATTACCACTTTGTCGTGGTAGAAATTCTCAGTATCTATCCAAGCATATCTTCCTAATGAATTTTGTATTTCATTCTTTAGAAATACAAAATAATCATTTTTGTTATAGGTCTTGTTTATGTCAATGTAAGGAACTCCGCTTTTGGCAAAATTCCTTACCCACATATTTTCTTTCGTCAACAGGAATTCATTCCCATTGTTGTGCTTCTTAATTCTCATGGTTTGTGAACCTTTGCCATGTATATTGTGCTTAAACTGACTTCTAACAAATTGGCAATTTCTTTCCAAGTTTTTCCTTCCGATTTTAATTTAATTGCCAATTTCTTTTTGTCTTCTGTTAATTGTCCACGCAAAGGCTTATATTTCTTAGGCAAACCATGCTTGTATAATGTGACTCTATCTACACCAATAATATCAGAAATCTCTTCCCAAGTTTTATTTTGATTTCTTAGTTCTTCAGCTTGTTTGATTTTTTCTTTAGTAAGTGTTTTATAGTGTTTTCTATTTTTGGTTTTTGTATTGTATTTTTTGTCATACCAACCAAATTCTTTAATTATTCTAAAAAGATGTGTGTGACAAATATCTAATTTGTCTTCTATGTCTTCCCAAGAAGAACCTTCTTCTCTCATATCTTTAATCTTGTCGAGGAAGTTAGGAGTTACTTTTATTTCACATCCTTTGCCTTCATTTTTATATAAACCATGTTCTTCAAGAATATTATAAACAGCCGCTCTACCTATTCCAATTGCTTTTGCTATTTTAGAAATTTGTTCTCCACCAAGAAACATTTCTATAATTTTTTGTTGGTTTTTAAGTCTTTTTACTATTTCTTTTCCATGTAAAGATAATGCTGCTGTACTAAAAAGTTTGGCGTCATGTACTAAAGAGTGGCAATTGTTACACAATGGCACCGTTTTATTTCCCCCTTTAGACCTTGGAATAACATGATGTTCTACATCTGCTTTTTCTCCGCATTCAAAACAAACTTTCATAAAATATCTCCTTTCAAAAGATACTTTATTATAGTGCAATGTGTAGAAATTTCAAATTTAATTTGTACACGGCACAATAGCTACACATTGTAGTTTCTCGCCCTCTCCCGTTAAACGATTAACATCCAATTGGATTTTTACGTCAATAGGTGCGCCTTTATAAACCAATTCCACTTCTGGCTTGTCAGGCATAACAAGTTTAATTTCAGATGGAATTTCTCCAACCAAGCTAATGTGTTTGGGGATTCCCACAACCTGAATCTTGTCGGGTATTTCCGATGCATCCAATTTGATGGACTTCGGGAAGTCCGGGGTCACTTCCAACATGATGGATCGTGGGATACTCGAAGCGTCAATCGGAATAGACTTTGGCAAATTCTCAGCAATCAGCTTGATTTCCGTTGGGACGTTCTCATTGATTACCTTAATTTGCTTAGGTATAGCTGCCGCATCAATGCTTATTGACTTAGGCATATTTACAGGTTCTATCCGTACAAGAGTTGGAATATCGTGAATGACACGAATATCTGGCATATCAGGTGCCAACACCTTGATAATAGAAGGTATTCCTATATCTCCCATACTTACCTCAAGATTTGGGTCGTTATAATCGACTGCTCCAAATCTTGAAGCGAACGGTGTAGTGCCGGGACACGATACCGAAACCGTACAGCTACACGAAGGTGGTGTGCCCCAATTGACCGTTACTTGTGGTGGCGAACCGAAGTTTACAGTCGGGAATGCTGGTGCTGGACCAAATGTAATCTGTGGTATTGTCGGGGCCGGTCCAAACGTAATCTGTGGTATGGTCGGTGCCGGTCCAAATGTAATCTGTGGTATGGTCGGTGCCGGTCCAAATGTAACTTGCGGTATGGTCGGTGCCGGTCCAAACCCAATGTTCGGAATCGTTGGTGCTGGTCCAAACGTAACCTGTGGTATCGTCGGGGCCGGTCCAAATGTAATGTTCGGAATCGTTGGTGCTGGTCCAAACGTAACCTGTGGTATCGTCGGGGCCGGTCCAAAGTTAATCGTAGTACACAAATTAGGTGCAGGACCGAAGTTAATTGTTGTTGGAAACGTCGGGGCCGGTCCAAATGCAATGTTCGGAATCGTCGGAGCAGGACCAAATGTAATGTTTGGTATAGTCGGTGCAGGACCAAACGTAATATTTGGTATAGTCGGAGCAGGACCAAACGTAATACTCGTCGGAATGGTCGGTGCCGGACCAAATGTAATACTTGTCGGAATGGTCGGTGCCGGACCAAATGCAATACTTGTCGGAATGGTCGGTGCCGGACCAAATGTAATATTTGGTATCGTTGGAGCAGGACCAAACGTAATACTTGTCGGAATAGTCGGTGCTGGACCAAACGTAATATTTGGTATCGTTGGAGCAGGACCAAACGTAATGCTCGTCGGAATAGTCGGTGCTGGACCAAACGTAATATTTGGTATCGTTGGAGCAGGACCAAACGTAATGCTCGTCGGAATAGTCGGTGCTGGACCAAACGTAATGCTCGTCGGAATAGTCGGTGCTGGACCAAAGTTAATTGTTGTTGGTATCGTCGGAGCAGGACCGAAACTAATGTTCGGAATGGTCGGTGCAGGACCAAAGTTAATCGTTGTTGGAATGGTCGGTGCAGGACCAAAGTTAATCGTTGTTGGAATGGTCGGTGCAGGACCAAAGTTAATGTCTGGTATCGTTGGAGCCGGACCAAACGTAATGCTTGTAGGAATGGTCGGAGCCGGACCAAACGTAATGCTCGTCGGAATGGTCGGGGCCGGACCAAAGTTAATGATAGTCGGAATGGTCGGGGCCGGACCAAATGTAATGCTCGTCGGTATCGTTGGAGCCGGACCAAACGTAATGCTCGTCGGTATCGTCGGTGCTGGACCAAACGTAATGCTCGTCGGTATCGTCGGTGCCGGACCAAATGTAATGCTCGTCGGTATCGTCGGTGCCGGACCAAATGTAATGCTCGTCGGAATGGTCGGTACTGGACCAAACGTAATGCTTGTCGGTATCGTCGGTGCTGGACCAAACGTAATGCTCGTCGGTATCGTCGGTGCTGGACCAAACGTAATGCTCGTCGGTATCGTCGGTGCCGGACCAAATGTAATGCTCGTCGGAATGGTCGGAGCGGGTCCGAAGTTAATTGTTGTCGGGAACGTCGGTACTGGACCAAACGTAATGACTGTCGGGAACGTCGGTACTGGACCAAACGTAATCAGTGTCGGGAAACTTGGAATAGGTCCAAATTCAATCAACACAGGAAAACTTGGGAACGGTCCAAATTCAATCAATATAGGAAAACTTGGGAATGGCCCAAAGTCAATCTGTATTGGGAAACTTGGGAATGGCCCAAAAGTAATGATCGACGGTATAACCGGCACGTCCACGAATGTGATAATAGAAGGAATATCAATTGGTGGGTCAAAGGTTATGACCGATGGTATGTTTATGTTGCCTAGTGGACCAAGATTTATACATGGTGTTACTAGGGGCGGCGGATTTATCGTTAGTGACGGCGGCGTTATCGTCGGAATAACTACAGGAGGAAGTTCTGGCAATTCTGGGATTTTGATTTCCAGAATTTCTTCTTCCTCTTGAATTCTTGGCTCTGTCGATTCATTTCTTTCTATTGGCGTTTGCACAATGGAGCATTTCTCTGTAGTAACAGTTACTACAGGGTCTACTCTGGCGCTTGGTGCATATCTGTGCGTTCCGATGGTACTACTGGTCGTTGAACTTCCATCGCCAAAATCTAATCTAAATCCTGTGTATGGCCCGTCTATTTGAATGTCGTAGCTTACTAAAGTACCCGCCGATGGGCTATCTTCGTCTACAGAGAAAAAGAAGGTTACGTCTGGGCATGTAAAATCGTCAAAGATAACATCCAGAGATTGTAGATTTCTAATTCTCCAATCTAATGTTTCTTGCTCGGTGGTGAAGTTCTCGCCAATGAAATTTTCAATTTTTAAGATTGCATCTACAAGTTGGTTGTGGTGTTCTGCTATAACATAGCCTCTTACCTCAGAACCAACTTTGTTGTACTTTGTTTGTTTGTTGCCTAAATTTCTAACACACTTTTTGAGCTTATTGACTTTGCCATAGGCGTTCTTGCCTACTGAATCGTAGTAGAACAATTCGCCTTCGATGTTCGCAAATCCATTATCAGCCCAGATTTCAGCTTTATCTGGGGCAACTGCTTTAATTGAAATTTCTTCGGACCAAGGCAAATTATCAGCGGTCGTGACTGTTTCTGATGTATTGTAAACCAAAAACAACGTATAGTCACTGTCATAATTTTTTGGGTATATTGGAACCGGAGGAAAATTATTTGCCATTTAAATCCTTAAAATATTGTCATATTCCATTGATCGCCAACTGGCCTCGATGTAATACTAGAGAATGTAAGGTCGGTTTCATTGAATTTGATAAACGACTTTTCGCTATAATCAAAACTCAAATAAACCACCTTATCTCCATCGCTCGCTGCCAGTAAAGTTTGTGACAAATTATCAAATCCAACTTTGGTATTGTCTTGCAATAATCTAAATGCAGTAGAGTTAATTCCGGGGCCACCTGTCTCCCAGACTGAACTTGTTGAGTTATAGGCTGAGATTGATCCCGAATTATTGAAGAAATACACACCTTTGCTAAGCGTCACTAACTGGCCTTCTTCCTTCACGGGTCCGGCCATATCTTGCAGCTTTCTAATATCTATAAATGGTTCTGATGTATTTCCACTGGTTTTGTAGAAGGTCTTTATTCTAAAGAAGTCCCCCACCCCCTGATTTCTTAGGAAAAAGCCTTCGCTGTCTTTCCAAGTTGAGCGGTAAACGCTCATATTCCCTTGCAGAGAGTCACCGCCACCATCATAAGTCACTTCATTTTGCTTTAATTCTGCCGCACCGTTTTTGTAGTTGCTATTTGTGAAGGTACTACTGGAAACCGTTAGCGAAGCCAAATCGAGAGTTTGTTTTTCTTGGTTTGTAGGGGAAGTATTTGGAGCCGGGTCTGGACCTTCGCCTCCAAGAATGAAATAAATATTTTCTGCATCTGCCAATCCGATCCAGTTCCAAGGTCTTGCAACCGGCGCTTGAGTGGTATAAGTGTCAGAAAACCCGTTAAATTCAGAAATCAATATTTCTTCTGTTAAATACGAATCTATGCTGTCACGTCCGCTTGCCCAATACAACAAACCAACGCCACTAATGCCTGATCCTGCTACGCCCCTCGGTGCGAATCCTACGTTGCGATGGAACTCTTTAAGTTGTTGTTCTTCGTTTGGTTCTCCCTCTAAAAACGACTGATTCACATTAAGCGTCATTAAGTTTGTTGATCTGGTTTTAAATGCTTCGCTAATCAATCCAAATTCTGCTGCATTTACTTGATTGGTCCCGTTATACAACCAAAGCCATAAATTGTATTTCTCAACAACGTCAATAGCGTTTTCGTAAGTAGTAATTCTGTAACTTCCGAACTTGGTGTCTACTCTGAGAATTAAGTCGTATACTCCACCAATGCTATAAGAAGCTCTCGCACTGTTTGAGTTTCCGTGAACCAAGTCATCTGCCAAAGACCATGTGTAGGCAACAATTGGGTCAATGGGACTTCCGCCACCATCAACTTCCTCGCCAGAGTATGTTCTGGTCGTGTTGGGATTTATTCCAGCGGGAATTTCCATATCCAACAAAAGTGTCGTTGGAGTTCTAATTTTGGGAGGCGTGGTATATGTTCCATCGGGATTACCGCCAAGAGGAACCCCTGCTTGGAAAAGCTGTCCGGCTCTTGGAATATAATCAATTAAAGCATTTTGTGGTGCTTCGATTCTGGCGTTGATGTATTGTGGGAAGATTACAGTATCTTCTCCAAAATCATTTCTAACTGTTAGTTTAACATCGTAATTGTTTGGGGTCGTATAGACTTTTTGTATTGTTCCGCCATCCAAATCTTGCACAATTACATCAGATTGATTGATTGGACCTTCTGTTGTGCTAATCAATACAACCGATGGCCCCGTGTTATCTCCAAAGTCCCAGATATAACTAATGACCCCCGTATTGCCATCTGTCCCTAAACGGAAGCTCAAGTCTCTGAACTCTACGGTTAGTGGGACAAGGCCAATTGTTTTATCGGCTGCAAACCATGCTTTAGGAACCAAAACTATCTTTCTCAGGTAGTTGATTCTTTCTTCCATAGTTCCTTCTAGGGGTTTAATTCCAACTTCGCCTTTTCTCCCGGCAAATCTTTCGATAGCAAGCACAGCCTCTTTGATGTTATTGTGGTGGCTGGCCATTACATTTTGAGTTACATTCGTAATATCTTTTGGTTTTGGATTATCCGTAAAGCCGGGGAGTAATTCCAAGTTATCAAAAGACACATCAGTTCTGCTGCCGTAATAAAAAGATAATGCCCGCAACTCAGCATCGCTACATTGTTCGGTTAGCGTGATAATTCCTGTTGGTGGGAATCTGCTAATTACTTCGTTATCGCCATAAACGAATATTTTGGTGTCACCGGGCAAATAGTCTCTTAGCAACCTTACTCTGAGGCTGTCATGCACAAGAAACAAATTGTCATCTGTGTCAATAGTCGTTGGGAAATTACTTGTTACTGGTATAGTCATTTACATCACCAAAATTTCGTTTTTTAAGAATGCCCGCTTTAGATTTTGGTTTTCAAACAAAATCAAAAGAGATGGGGTATAAGTGCCGGGCTTATCATACACATAATCAACTGTGTGTATGTTTGGGTCAAACACCGGGTAACTGGTTCCATCTATTGCCTCACCATTGATTTCACCTGCCCCATCAAAAATCCAATATCTTTGAATAATGTCTCCATCCGTTTGATCTACAAAGTTAAATTTGGTCGGTTCGATACTCAAACTCTCAGCAGTCTCTCTTGAGTACCCCTGATATGGGAGAACATAGAAAAATGGCGTTTTTGATTCTTCATTTACATTGATATAGTTCTTTTTGTAAGTAATTCCTTGGGCACCAAGAGAAGTAATTACGTTCAATTGAACGGAATAAACTCCTTCTGCTTGATATGTGTGAATCGGGCTTTTTTCTACTGACGTAGTTCCATCACCGAAGTCCCACAAATAACGCACAAGAGGGCCGGTGCTGAAATTCTGAAACCGCACTTGAAGTGGGGGTGGACCTTCGAGCCGGTGGGCACGGAAAATAGCCTTTGGAGCCAAGAACCTTGTTTCTTGAGCTTTAAGTATGCCATTCAACGAAGTCTCTGTAGGTCTTTCTGCTTCCCCCAAATTTCTTTCTATCTGAATAACAGCATCTTTAATGGCATTGTGATGCTCTGCCATCACAGCATTTGCGACCCAACTTCCAACCGGCCACGGATTTTGACGAGAGCCAGCAAAACCCCGAATTAAATTTCGGAATATACCCGTGGTTTTCGAGTCATAATAAACCAATTCGGCAGCACCGGGCTGACCCGCTGGGGGACCAATTCTCAACAACCCTCTCGGCGGAAATCCCGAATTGTCTTCGACAATAATGTATTTTCCATTGTACGAAAGCGTTTGTCTCAGCTTTGTTTCTGCATTGTTTCTTGCCTCATACAGTGTTTCCTTGCTATCCTTTGCTTCTGGAAATACAGATAAATCGCCACTTGTATACCCAATATCTAAAGACGAATTTCGTGCCATTTTACTCCTTCGGTGTTGCGGACTGGTCTAAAAGCATTTGCATTTTTTGGCTTCTGAACTCCAAGGATTTAAGCGTATTTTCCTTGACAGGAATTCTGTCTGGTAATGCCAAAATCGTTTCAATTAAATCGGTATCTAGTGTCCCTTGCGTTATCATCTTTAGATTTAATTTACTTTGAAGTCTTTCTCCCCAATATTCGCATTGAGAATCGAAGTCATCGAATGGCTTGAGTGGTTCCGTTTGCACCAGTGATTTGAAGGTTTCCACAAAAAATCTGGATTCGTCTTCGAGAGATTTCTTTTTCTCTTGTAATTTTTGGATATTTCTGAAGGCCGCAATTTTCTTGCGTCCCAGCTTTCTCAAATCAATTTCCAGTTCTCTTTTCGTGGTTTCTCCATTTTCTTCGTATTTCTCAATTTTTTTGCTCAATTTATCTATCTTGATATTTATCAGTTCGAGGTTATCTTTTCCCTCTTCTATTTCGAGAGCGACTGCTTCGAGAGCTTCAAAACGGGTTTTTATTTCTCTTAGGCATTGCCAGAGCTTGGCTTGGGTGGTAGGCTCTTTATGGATGATGAAATACTTCATCTGGAAGTAACTGTGACGCTCCATGACCTTATTTTTGAGGATTTCGGCCATATCTGCCATAAGATTTGGGGCGACGAGTTCTACGACGTTTTCTTTGGCTTCATTTGTTTTATCTATTGACATACCTTCTCCTTTGCGGTTAAACTAACAGAGTATTTTTTCTTGCAAAACGGAGCGATTTATGGGCAAGCTAGATTGTGCGTTGGGTTATTTGAGTGGCCCAATGGAATATGTTGCGGATCATGGTGTCGAATGGAGAAGAAAATTCACTCGCCTTATCTATGAGGCCGGGTTGGACATTGATTTGATTGATCCCACAAATAAGCCGGGCGACGACCAAAAAATAGGCGAAGATAAAGGCTATCAGACCAAGCTCAAGCAAGAAAAGAGATGGAAAGAGCTTTCTGAATACGTCGGAGAATATCGACGTTACGATTTACGATACGTCGATTATTCCGACTTTCTTGTGGTCGTTGTCGATCCAAGAGTCCCGCAATGGGGCACCAGCAACGAAGTTTATTTTGGCGAAATGCAACACAAGCCCACATTCTTTGTTTGTGATGGAGGCTTGGCAAACTTGCCAAATTGGTTGTTTGATTTATTGGACTACGAAGGCGACCAGCCAATCAATGTATTTGAGAGCATTGAAGAAGTGATTGAAATGTTGAAGAGGCTTGATTCAGGGGAAAAAGAACTTAGCAAAGAATGGGTTCTGGTACGCAAACATATTGAGCAGAACCGAAAGAATCGGTTGGCTCTTGCTAACAGAGTTTCGCACCCAAAATAGCCTTGAATTTGTAACCCTTTTCAACGGCGTCCAAAGCCCACATGAGTTTACAAATTTCGTAAGGGCCGACTTCTGCCATTTTGCCGACTTCTTTGAGGCAATTCTTGTGGAGTAAAAGTCCATTAAGAGTTGCCTCAACGAATTCATATTTCCTGTCAACAATTGGGAAGAGAATGTCCTTCTCACTTTCAATAAACATTGAATATTTGTTGTCTAGCCTGTGCCTGATATAAGTACCGGCTATCACAATGAAATTCCAATCGGCTGGCGGGTGTTTCATGCCAGCGTTTATCAGAGAAGTATATGTATCTTTGCCTTTGCACGTTGGGCAAATCTCGTTCATTTCCTTGAAGGGCTGCGTTTTTACTGAGTTTTCGGTCACAGAAATGACCGGCACATCGTATTTGCCCCGTATAGAATTGACCGTATTTCTTAGCAAAGAGGGATTGGATTCGGGGTTCAAAACCACGAATCCAAAGTTGATGTTTTTGGACGTATACAACTTAATCTCGCTTATGAGAGAGCCACGTCAAAATCTATTCTGATTATATCATCAGAAGTAATTGCCGTGTTGAGTACAAATGTTCCGGCAGTATGATCTGGTGTGTAGCTGTTCAATGTCCATTCTTCCGTCATTAGGTTGCCGGGGACATATACATCAGCGTCGGTAGTTAATTTCACACCATTGATATAGACCCTAAGACTATGTTCGATATAAGGGGTATTAACCGAAGTTACTTTGTAATTAAGATAATCGGTCGTAATAGGTTTTAGGTCGTAATAATGTCTATGTGCAAATTCAAGTGGGATCGTTAGAACCGGCTTAATTGTCACAGAGGTTGAAGGTGGTACTGGTGCCGTTACATCCCATTGAATACCTTCGGACGCTCTGAGATATATTTTGCCCTCTTCTATTACCAAGGTATTAGAAGGAGTTTCTACCTCAAAGGTGATATTAGTAGCTTCTGAGGCAATTAGAGCAAGTTTTGCTCGCTCGGCCTCAAGCATTCTTACAAATGGAACTGGATTTATTACGTCTGGATAGTTTAATGTATCGTTGTAATAATCAAGTTCTGATACATCTACAATTTTGCTGCCATCGCTGTGTTCAGCGATATTGTGTGCTGCTTTGTCAATAGCAGAAGCCTTGAGAGAACCGTCTTGTTTCAAAGATTGGTTGAGTCGATTGTCTACAGTTCCTTGATTTCCTGCTGCATCCCGCAATATTTTGGCATAATTTTCCAGTTCTCCATTTATCAATTGATCCCGTAACGCCAGCACTTCAATGGGAACATTGTCATATTCCCAATGATATGGATGCAATGGATCATATTTTGGAACTGGAAGTTTTGATAGATCAGGCATTACTCCTCTTTTTGGCCGTAATTAGTTTTGCGGTCTTGTTGTTTCACAACAGAACGACGTTTAGTGGTATCCCCAGAATACGTCGATTTGTTTGATTTGCTAAAGCGTGGATTACCGCCTACAAAGCCGGATTTCCCGTGATTGTAGTCTTTTCTGTTTTTTCCACGCCACTCGTTGAATGATATTAGTGCCATAGTGATTTATATACGGCCACTGATTACAAATCTAATTCCCAACCTTTTTCATTATATTGAGCTTCCGGTGCATCGTATGGACCGGGATTTAAATCAATCATAAGTTCGGGAATTTCTACAATCTTAACCTGATCGGAAGAAATTGTATTTCCAAGACTTTTCAAAAGTTCTGCCGGGCAGTTAGAAGTAACATAGATTGGTTCCATCGACTTCTTGATTTCTTCGGCCAACTCTTTTTCAAAATCCCAGATGGAAACGGTAAAAGTCTGTGGCATCTCGGCCTGTTCTTTCTGCTTTTTTCTGTCTAGCCAATAATTGCTCATTTGATTAAATCTCCCAAATTGTAAAGGTTATATTGGAGGAACTTCTCCCAATCTTTCATATCCGCTTTCGCACTATCGTGTGTTTCGTGAACCCAATTGAAGACTTTTTCCCAGCCTTCCCCGTAGTGCCCCAAGACTTCTTCGCCAGCATCTACGTCTTTGATAAACCAATAAACAGCTTTGTCGGCATGTAAACTCTTTTTTGTGTATTTGTCATCAAGGTATCGTATTTCTACATTTTGTTGCCTCTTATCCTTGGCATGATTTACTATCCCGGCAAAACCTAACGGAACAATAAGGAATTCACCAATGTTTATTTTGTCGCCATTTCTTTTCACATCTGCGGCAAACTTGTATGCATTGGCGTAATAAGTACATTGATCGGCTACTGACTCTCTGTGAACCAACACGCCAGTTATCTCAAGCCAATCATTTTTCTTAATTGGCTTTTTTGCAAAAAGACCATTGCCCGCCAGATTCACAGTTGATTGAGCTATGTAAAAGCGATCATCATCTTCTTCAAATACTATCATTCGATATAGCCTCTTTCTATGGCGTCGTTAATTTCTTGCAAAGTCATATTTTGACCTACAAATTCACCGAAACACTCACAAAAATGGTTGAGTATTGATGTAGTAACAGTTTCCGTTAATTCTTTGTGTTGAGAAATAACCTTCTTTGCTTCATCCCATGAATTTAGGTCCAGACCCCAATCAAAGACTTCTCCATCGACGGCGAGAGCGTTAATGTTTTTATCAAATTCCTCGCTAGGAATAGTAATTATTTTAACAGTTTTCATTTATTTAAAATCCTGCTTACAGTTGATTGATTAACGCCTACTATTTTTGCTATTTCTTTTTGTTTTAAATGTTTAAGCCCTTTAATTTGTAATTTTTGTTCCTTTGTAATTCGTGATTTCTTTTTTATGTTACAACTTTCAGTTAAGTGTGACCATCTAACGCCAGACGTAATTTGAGAAATAGCACCACTTGTTAAATTAAACTTTTTGGCAATGTCTTTCACAGATGTTCCAGCTTTTCTAAATTCAATTATATTTTTAGCATCTTTTTCTGTTATTTTTGATTGACTGTGATGCTCTCCCGCTTGATGTATTTTTTGATAGTTGCTATCAAGTTTATATTGAAAACAATTCCAAGTGACATATGGTTTAATTAAATCTACAACATGCTTAAATGATTCGACACCGATAAAAATTCTCCATTGATTATCTCCTGTTGTATTTTTCTTTTTCGTAGCTTTAATTGACAAATCTTTATTCAATCTTTCAATGAGAAATTCTATATCTTCTTCATAAAAACCTTGCGTTTCTAAAGTTATATTTCCATCTTTTGTGTGGTTGCTTCCATCTTCCATCATCCATACACATAAAGTTAATGGAGTTAAAATTAAATCTTTAGGAATTATTTTTTTTCTTTTAAAATATTTGTGTTCAATGGGAATATACCATTTTTTTTCTAACTCTGTCCAAAATAAATGTGATCTTGTTGTCAATAAATAATTTTCATAAATTTTATTTGGATTAGCTAAACCAGTCCCTTTTTTCTTTTTAAGTCTTAATGTTATTCCAAGTTCTATAAATTCAGAAGTAAACCATAAAATATATGTTTTTTTATCAATGCCATCTTTGTCGAGCTTGGATTGCTGCAAACAAAATTTACACATTGGATCAACAAAATTATTGTGAATCCAACCATCACCCAAAAGCGATCCGTTAATGATTTCCATTTGCCTTTTTGTTAACATCATTTTTTCCTTATCACAATTATATATGCAGTTAACAGAAAAAGTCAATTTTATTTTTCAGACGAAACTTATACGCCAATTCCAAGTTATTTGCATCTGATCTGTTTTGTTCAAATCCAAGAAGGTTGCCATGCTGTATAAGTCGCCATTTGACATTTGCAGTGCCATCTCGTTGATTGCATAGCCATTTGCATCTGAGAATCCCAATACTGCTGTAAAAACAACTTGGCTTGGAATATTGGGGTCAACCTGAGCAATTACCGACTTACTTGCACGAGTGATACCGAACAAACCATTTCTGACGGTATCTACATACTTTACAGACCCACCCGCCGTTCCACCGTCGCCAAACAACATACGGTTGACATAAAATTGGTAGGTGTCGCCCAAATCGTTGGCGAGACTTTTAGCCAATGCTTCACGTCCCTTACGGAGAATGGTGTTCTTGAACTCTCTCTTTTCTTGTCGGCCATCCTTGTATTCAATATTGACGGTCACATAGCCGCTTACTTCTACTGGTTCTTCTGTGTTCATATTTCCCCTTGTTCGGTGGAGCCGTTCAAATATTCTATGTTAAAAGAAATTCCTTCGCCCTGTTGCACATAATTGATTACATTATCATCGCCTGCTCCTGCGGACAAAGCCATCATCGGCATTGCTGGTGGGGCGTCGGTTGTATTGGTGATTATTTCGCCGCCTCTTCTGTCTATTATTCTAAATGTATAGGCAGGAAGGTCAAATTGTTGGCCCGGAATAGTCACGTTTTCTGTCTTTTCATATTGATAAATGTCGTAGCTTACCGAGGTTCCCCCGCCTTGCCACGTTTTCCAATACTTGTCTGGACCCTCAAGTGTTATGAGCGATCCATCAATATCTGCCATGAAGTAAATGTCGCCATCTATGTCAATCAGATAGTTCTGTTTGAACGTATTGTCCTCTAAAGGAGTAGGCACAACCGAATTTCCGCCATTGGAAACCGGCAATCCTGTCTCGTGGTTTGTCGGAGAAGTGTCTAATCTTAGACCATTGTGGCTTAAATAACCCACTTGATTTTCAGTTACACGCTGCCAGACAGTCAGGGTAATCGGCCCCACATCCCCACCCGTATAGCCTGAAATGTAGAATTCATCATCTGTGCCTGCGACCAAACCAGTTACTTTGTATTGATTGCCGCTTATTAGTTGATAATATTCAATTTCTTGCAAATTGAATATATCTTGAATGCCCGTACCGGACGCCACAGTTCTTCCTCTTGCCGTAATTCTCAAGAAGCCAGTTGTACTGGACCCTTTTACATTGCCAATCTCATCCAATAGTGTGTAAATCACACCCGTGGCGTTCGATGTTGGAAGTGTATGGGCCGGGTCATCCAGCACTATTACTCCATTGGGCAAAATGTCCTTAATGTCGTAAGGAGTTCCTGAATAAGCTGGAATGGACATTTGCCAAGGGGCACTCGCAGTACCTTGGGCTACATCCCATTGAGTCTTAATGTTCAAAATTTGATAATCTAGGTTTGCGTCTGTGACTTCTTGAATATTGTCTTGATAAACAAACACTGTCCCAAATGGTGTATCAAACTCGACGGGGTTGGAAATTCTGAAAGTAAAAGCTCTATCACTCAATACTTGGTTCTCAAATGAAGAATTAGTTTCCGTTATTGGCTCCGAAATACTACTGTCATTCACGCCAGAAATGCTTCCTTGAGATACCTGAGCCGTATTTTTATCTGGGTTGTCTATTCTGTACTTTCCAGCCAAAGATGACGAAAGAATTTCCAGTACAGCACGACCATCGGTCGCCATCCCCAGATTTTCAAAGTTTATGTCGCCGCAGAAAATCACAATTTTATCGTTGAAAGCAATGCCAGTTCCACTTGCCACAGCAGTAGCTGTTGCCAGTTGATTTCTTAGAACAGTAGCAGTGGTAGTGCCTCTTTTCATAGCTCTGTTAAACCACATTTGAGCCGAACCAGCAATTACGTCATCATAAGCAGAATATCTTATAAAACCTTCGATCACTTCTTCTGGTTGTTCCATGAATTCATGGAACCCACCATAGATGTTTAGGTTTTGTAACACTGCATGAAATGGCATATGTTCAGTGAGTATTTGAACCGCTTCGTAAATTCTATCGTTCGTTAGTTCTTCTATTTCTAGGTCCGCATTATATTTGCTGCTGATGCACGCAAAGCATGGGTCGAGGAAATCTTTGTCAATATCGCATGGGTCTTTGGAATTTCGGATACTACCGTTATATTCATCCATGTTATAGATGTTTTCCGAATAAGGGAATTCCGTTCTTACCTTGCCGAAGATAATATCATCGTGATATGGATGTTTTTGTGGGATGATTACGTCAAACAGTGGGTCATCCTCTGCGATCAGCCTCACATTCATGTTTTTAAGAGGATAATCTTGATCTGTTTCGTCACGCTGATCTGCCAGCGGTAATGCTCTTACATAATCTTCTATTGTTTGTATTGCCGGGCTTGGAATTTCATTATACTTGTACAGAACTTTAATTATGTCGCCTTCCATCAAATCCAATGGGTTTGTGGAAAGAGAACTGCCTTCCCAAGTCATGGTTGTTACGCCATCTACAGTAGAGAAGGAAACATAATCTGAAGAGATTTCTGTATAATCTTCCTCGCCTTCTGCCCTAATTGACAATTGGAAATTATCTAAATCAACGGGCAAAGCAACCTTGGCCAAAGTCCAACTGGTTTCGCCGTCATATTTGAATATTTCTTGCCAAGTATACGCAGAAATTACTTGCCACAAACTGGTGTATTTGACAAGTTTTATGCCAGCTTGATCCAACCCTTCGACTACGCCGCCTCTGGTTCCTTTTCTTTTGTATAAAGGAACCGCACGCTTAATTTGTTTTCTCCAACGTGTTGGGTCATAAGACTTTAGCTTTAAACCAAGCGTGTTGGAAAGATATGGCAATAGTGATTCATCAAGAGCATTGGCGTCATAAAGATCAATTATTTGATTTGCCAAATTTTCTAATACGGTAAACCCGTCTGCAACAGATTTGTTGAGTTTATCAATTACATCTGGTGTTCTATCGCCATCACACAAAAGCATTTTAAATACTTCTGGGGTATATCTCTCTAGCAGCGTTTCATATTTTTCTGGGGGAGTTTGGTGCGTAGGAATAGTTGTGGTAATTTCCGTGGCACCCTTTAAATAAAATTTGAAGTGTTGCGAATAAGACTCACCGGCAGGAAGTGGTGTCCAAGTCCAACAAATGAAGTAATCGCCCTCTCGCATTCCGACTGGTTGCCAAGTGTATTTGAAATTGCCAACTAGCGGGTTTGCGTCTTCATCCTCTGTGACATGCTCTAGGAAAGAGTTTTCTTCATCCGAAGATAACCATGCTGGGAACTCTTTGTTCCCAACAACATGCACAGGTTTTGAATCATTGAAATAAAACGGCGTGGTGGTCTTTGAAGCCTCAGCATCAAGTCTGGCTCTCTGAGCAGCTTCTATGTTCTCTTGCGAAGGGTCAGCACAGGCTAGAGCCTCTGCTTCCATAGCCGCCTTCATCTTTTCGATTATGTAAAAGTCTTCTTTGTATTCACTAAGGTTGTTGCTGGAAAAATCTCTTTCTACATAATAAATGACTAGCCGATCCACCTTATATGGATCAGTTAAACAACCATTTGCATCCAAGGTTGTCAGGTCAAATATTACATCATCTGTTGTAGATGGATTTTCTGTTACGTTTAATACAGCCATTTTTCCCTTATTCGTACACGAAATTTATGTCTGTCACATCTGGTCTGATTATTTCATAGTATTTAGCAGTAACTGTGCTTCCGCCATTTTCGTCGTTGTCAGTCACAAAGTTAATGTTAAATTCTTTTACTTCTTTCAAGTCTGACAAAACTTTTACTACCTCGCTGTCTTTGAGTGCTTGCCCATATTCCCAATTAGGCAAAGCAAACAAATCTGCAAGTCTTCTTTCAATTTTGATTCTAAGCTCTTCTTCAAATTTTCTGTAGAACCTGTCAATAATTACGTCAATTTGGGTATCAACTAAGATTATTGTTCCATTTCTGATACAGATATGATCTGTTATCATCTTTCTTTCTTCTAGGTAATCTTCAAGTTCTAGCTTCAATTGTTCGCCAGCTTCTTCGAGTGCATCTTGATCTTTTCTGGCCAAGACATAAATATCAACTATATTAGCGGCACAACCATAATTTCTTAGTACGGCTATAGCCTTGCCAATTTGCCCCTGATAAGGAGTTGCAAATTGATCGGCCAGCGTTTTGTAATCCAAACCTGTTACGGCACGATTTTGGGTGCGAATCCAAGCTGGCAATTTTCTTCTTATATCTTCGATAGTATCGCCATCATAACCAAATTGTGCTTTAGTGTAATTGCTGAAGAAAACCGGAACAGAATAATCAAGGCCGGGAACAGTGATTACGGTTTCTGTTTGAACTGCATTGCCAACCAAATTTCCTCTGGAACCACCGCCAGTTCTATAAGATATTTGAATTTTAGACCCAACAGAAGGGATTAAGCCCGATCTGTTGTTTCCAAAAACAATATAGGCGGCGTAGTTGGCATCATATTCAACTCTGTATTCTCTTCGGGGTTGGGAGTCTGTAAAGTATTCAACCTGCTCCCATCTAACTCCATCAACATCTACTCTCACAGAATCGTAAATTACTGGCATGTATTTAAGGGCTATACTTTGGCCCGCAGCGCCAGTACCATCATTTTGTTGGATTCTTGATCTGCCCTCTAAGCCAATTACGCTTGCATTTACCACAGAATTTGCGGGGATAACAATGTTGTCGTCTAGTATTGGATTGTTATTGGCATCAGCCGGAAATAATTCCATGTCAATACGTTGCCCGCCTCCGTTTACTTCAATAATGAATGGAGTTGGAATAACCACATCAGTTAAAATTGGATTGTTTAGAGATGCAGTCCAAAGTGACTTGGCGGCAATTGGAGGTTGAGGTATAAATCCTACAAGTTTCGACAAACGGAATGCATTGTCTATTTCTGTAACCGTATCAATGAAGATTTCGTTGGCGATTTGATCCATCTTAAATGATAGAGTATCAGCTACGAATGCCCAATTCTCAATTAACATCAAAGCCAAAGAAGATTCTACGAAATCACCGAATTCTTTGTCGAATCGCTGACGGGTGAATTCAATCAATCTGGCTTTCATCGACCAGAAATCTTGATTTGTATAATTCAAATTGAATATATTTGGCTTTTTGATAATTTCAGATTTAGCATAAGGTTGAATATCAAAAGGGCATCCACTACTGGCCATTTTTCCTCCATTAGTTTGCTATTGGCACTTCTAGTTTTAGTTCAAAAACTTCATCTATTTTGGCTCTATCGACAAATAAAACTCTAATCAATAGAACTCCATCTGTCTCGGTCCCGTCGTCGCTTATATTACGACTATTTTTATCAAGACCGTTTTTTACAAAAATCTGGGTAATTGCCACTCTCGGCTCCCAAAGTTTAAGTGAGCGAGCGATCATGTTTTTTGTTTGCAAAACCAGCTTTGGGTCGTTTGGTTCAAATATCAATCTTCTTAAAGGCGTCCCATAATCTGGCAACATAACCCTCTCGCCCGGATTAGTCAGCAAGAGAATTAGCATATCTGCCTTCACTTGGTCTATTCCGTCTTGTATAAAGAAGAATCCCTTGGGATTCTTCGTAATAGGATACGGTACACCCGGATATTTAAGAGCCATATTTCTCCTTAATCACACTTCGGACACTTCTTGCCCATGATAAACGGAACCAATGTACAACAAGGGTCGTTTTGTGAATAGCTGCCAATTACTTTGCTGCTCAATCTGACCACGTTATTACATGGGTCATAAACCAAAATTGGTCCAACGCAAGGATATGGACCACCACACTGACAGCCATCCGGTGGCGGCGAACACTCTTCACCCGCCAACAGCAAAATAACATTGGGATTGTAGAACAAATGCAATTGATCGCTTACATTTATGTAAACATCTTTGGTATAAACAAAGTTTACCTTACTTACCAATTCGATTAGGTTGGACGGATTCTTTTCAAAGTCTCCAACTACAGTAATGTGATTATCATAAGTCATTACCACATAGTTTCCGCCGACTCTCAAGAATACCAAGCCGGGTCCACTTGGAGCTTCTTGGTAACGATGGATGTGTGGACCACGTTCTTTGTTGTCATATTGAGGACAGAAGATTTGAATGTGTTGACGTTGCGTTTCTTCTTGAGAAGCCTCGTCTTTCATCAATATTTCTAATCCATAACCAGTTCTAATTTTCACAAAAGCCTTCTTAGCTTTTGGGGTTGGCACACCACCCTCTCGACGGCATGGAGAACATTGCTCGTTCGTCCAGTCAATCATTTCAAATGAGTGATTACTGGTTGAACGCATAGTGAATCCACGTTTCTGGCCTGCGATATTTGGCGGGCATCCGGGGCATTCTTTTTCTGGCTCTGTGTGGTCGTTCATCTCGAAGAAATTGCCAGTAGCCGTTTTTAGACGAATATAGTTTTCTTCTCCACGAAGTTGTTTTCCTGCATCCCCCGGTGGGCTTTCTACGTCGCTTATTTCGATATAGTGGCCTGTTGCTGATTTCCAATATGTCCTGCCGACGTAGTGGTTGTTGCAACCAAAATCAAATGATTTCATGCTGCGTTCCCATTCTGGATTGCCACTAGGTTCTTCTACAGAATCATCCATTACAAAGGTGTGACCGGAAATGGACATGAATTGAATGCCAGACTGTGGCAAATCACAAGTATTATTTTGTGGTGTTCCCGGCCCCTTGTAGGGACGACATTCATTTTTGTGTTTGAAATAAGCATTAGCGCCCTTCTGACTTTTGTAGTGCTTAGTGTTTGGATGCCCTGTAGCTGGGTGTCCACCAATGATTTTGCTGTTGCTTACTTCTCCTTCGCATTCTGTATCTTCTTTCTTTTTGCCTTCTTTCGGAGTAATGTCTGTTGTTGCTGCTTCTTCTTGCAACAAGGCTAAAACAGCTTCGTCAATTTGTTCTTGTGTCTGTCCATCAGCGCCAACTTGCAATCTATTAAGACCACCTTTAGCTCTATCTGGCTCAGGTGTTTCGCTTACATCTTCTACACAACTTACATCATCATCTGGCACGCCACATTCTGGATGCGACCACTGACCGGCGTAATGCAAATGATCGTCTTTCATCATAATCCAGTTGCCACAACCAGACATGATTTCAAATCTCTTCCACCTACGATTACACTTAGGATCGCCGTCCACCATTTTTATCATGTGTTTTTCGGGCGTCTTAAATCCATAAATGTTAGGATAAGTAATGATTTTTTGTACTTCGGGTTTGTCTGCAAAATCCAAAATTGATGTGAGGTCAAATCCGTTGTAACTTTCGGTATTCCACGGCGGGAATACTTGAGATTCATCGTCGGGACCAACTAAATAACCTTTGCGATGGCCTTCCCATACTTTATAATATTCTGGAATTGGGATGCCAAAATTATGTCCGCCTGCCGGTCCTCTATCTCTATTCCAAGTTGTGCCTATATAATAAGCATTTTGACGATTGCCTGTCTCGAATATTAAACAAACAGTAGAGCCAGCAGGCGGCACCCAATTTAGCCCGCAGTCATCAAATCCACCCATCGCAGAAATTGCCCCAGCCCAAGGCAATTTTTTGATTGGGGTTTTAGGATTGTGAAAATGAGGAGTGAAATAACGGATTTTATTCTGCTTCCAAATATCTATAGTTTCTACACACAATGCGGTATACATGCCATACTGCATTTCTGACTGTTGAACTAGCGTAGAATTGGCTTGAAGTTCAGCACGCATTACGCCACGAACATCATAGGTTATGTTACCCATTTTATTCTTGATTGATTCCAATTCAATTTTTAACTTCTTTATTTCTTCTTGCAGTTCAGTTATCATTTTGCCTCATTAAATGTAGCGTTCAAAATTACCATTATCATTATCAAACGTCTCAGTACCGCAACCAGCACCACCCAATGGATCGCCTTGTCTAAGATCGCTATTGGGCACTGCAAGCAATACTTTTATCGTGGTAGTGTATTTACCAGCTTCAATTTGATGAGAAACACCCTTGATAAGCCAGTTTTTGTTACTTAGAGTTGGATTACATCTTGGGTTTGCAATCCAAGTGCATTGTTCTAAATACATTGGATTCAACATTACAATTGATACTGTAGTTCCAACATAATCTACCGGATTAACATAGTTGGGATCACCCAAAATTGTCAGTTCAGCTTCTATCGCTCCTTTGACAACGTAAGGTTTATTTGATTCTTCTTCTGCCGCTGCCGAAGATTCTGCCAATCTAGTAGCATTTCTGCCGGTTGTAAAATCTCTAAAGTTGTTTGGAACCGTACCCATTGTGGCCGGACCACCATCTTCTTTCTCAGGGCAGTTGGGGTTAGCTTTCTCGTCGCTTGCGGCGGTGTTGTCGCCACCCGTAGTACCACCAGAACTGTGTTGGATTAAAGTCCAGTCAACAGTGGGAGCAAATCCTAAAACATCAGAACAATTACCGGCATTAACCACATATGTCCCAACATTTCTTGCACAACAATCAGGATTTTCGTCGCAATGGGCGTTTTTACCTTCAGTAATTACGAGTTTGGTTGCATTAGGGTCATAAAGAGTCAACAAACCTTTTTTGTTGTTTGTTTTTTGTGTAGCAAGCCATTTTCTGGATGCTGCAAGTGCATTCTGCTGGTCAGTTGGCCATTTTGCCTTTGGACCTTCGGTGCCGCCTATTTCAAATTCCCACTCACTACCAAGACCATCCCATTCCACATCAATTGTTGGGCTATTTCTTTGGAAGATAATGTCAATTGCTTCTTTTAATGGAATTTTATTGTCATCCGAGCCGGGATTGCCTTCAACTCTGGCTTCTTGGGTTCTAGCCATCAAATCGACACATTGCAATTTAACTTTAACTGTCCCGTTGTCATAACTTGTTTGCATAGTCTTTGGCAGAAGATGAAGTTCTTCACTTTCTTGTCTTCTCACGCTGCCATCGCACTTGCGAATAATCCAACCAAATTTCAATGTTGTTTTTTGCACATCTTCGGGAGCTTCGCTAAAAGTTTTGTTTAATCCTCTCACTATTCCAACAATGGCTTGTTGCCCTTCTGATACTATTTCAAATTCCGCACCAACACCACCACCGGCCACGCTTAATCCATATTGAAAACTCTTGATTACAGCTTTATTTGGATCGCCGGGCATGGAATCATTAGAAACTGTTATCAACTCTCCATTTATGGTTAATTCCACAAATGGAGCGAATACAGCACCATCGAGCGGTTCGTCGGGTGGGTTACAAGAATATTGAGATATACACTCATGAGAACAAGCCATCGTCCCTCATTAGAAAAATGCGCCCGGTATTTTAATGCTAAGACCGGCTTTGTATTGATAAATATCTTTCAAATCATTTGCTTCCATTATTTTCCACCAAAAATCTGGTGTGCCGTAAAACTCATAGGAAGTCAAATCTGGTCTAAATTCATGACCGCTGGAAATAATTGTAAACTTATCCCTTTTGTCTTTTTTTACTGATGTTTTTCTATACAAAGGAAATGTTAAGAGCTTTTTCTCTGTATAATAAATTACTTCTGAATCACTATATCTGCTAGAAACAGTTACAAATTTTCTAGCTTTGATTTTAGAAGGTTCAAAATAATTAGCCATTCTTATCCTCCCGAAGCCACAATGTCTGCTGCATACGGAAGCTCGGCACTGTCATACACGACCTCAAATGTTAAATCAACATCTAGCTTGTAAGGAATATATCCGATTTCATCCCATGCAACATCCGTTGGAAATTTAACAGAATAACTTCTCAGCACACAACATAATTCTTTGTCTTTCGCCAATAAATCTCCGCATTTAATATGACAGAGCGGCGGCGGAGCATATGGAGTTTCATCTTGAGTTGGATATACACAAGCCTCTAACATTCTCAGATTATCCATTATATCTTCTTGATCCCCTTCTTGACAGACCATAAAGTGAACTGTCCAAGATATACTCCTATTTTCAGAATACGAATAGTTTTTAATTGGAAAAGATCGACCAATAGCAGTTTCATCAGCATAATTGGCTGATTTGCTGTCTGATATATCTGGTAAAATCTTCATTTTTAAATCTAAACCAATATCGAAACTGGTAATGTAACAATCATCTAGCGGCCTAAGCGCACCATTTGGTAGTGTAGCTTTCATTTATTTCTCCTAATTTATACGATGCCTGCTCCGAGGTTTAATACTTGTTTTGCCCCCTGCTGGAATTGGTTTCCAGTCGGCCATCTGTAATAGTTGTTTGGCTTCTGAACTATATTGTTCGCCAATGTGCTTTGGCCTCCTCCACCGCTATTCCCGGCCTGAGAACTCCCTCCCTTAAACAGCTTGAGCATCTGCTCTAACAGAGTAACCATTTGTTTGCTTAGTTCTGTTTCTTCTGATGCCGCTGCTGCGATTTCGCTTAATTCTGGCGAATTTACCTGAGTTGTTGCAGGTTCTGTAGAGGCCGAATTTTGTCTTACTTGAGAGTGTACATCACTTACAGGTGGCACCGCACTCGCTGTTGGAGTTGTCGGTCTGGCAGTTGTTGTTTCTGCACCGACCGCTCCGGTAGCTCGCTGGGCTTGTTGAGCGATTCTGCTTTGAGCCGTTTCGATAGCCTGTGTTTCTGCACTTCGCTGGGACGCTCTTTGAGAAGCAAGTCTATCTCTTCTTTGTGTGTAGGGGTTAACGCCGGTAGCACCAGTACGATCTGCGGCTGCACCCATTCTCCGCATTCTTTCTTCTGGTGTCGTTTGTCCACGAGGCATTACAACTGCTGGGTTGAGTCCGCCACTTGCACGATCCATCGCAGGGCGTACAGAACCCCGTGGCATTGCACCGGATAGAACTCCTGCCCCTTGATTAGTTCCTAGAGCATTTGCTCTAGCTTGTGAAAGCGGACCAGTTGGAGTTGTGCTTTTTTTCTCGGCCAATTTCTTGAGTTCTTCTGCTGATAGTGTTTTACTTTCTTGTTTGTTTTGTTCAGAGACTTTAGCTTCTACTTGTGTGGATACTTCAATACCATCTTTGAATATCTCCTTTAAGGTTTGAATTAAGGCCAAATCAGTTACATACAAACCATTACCCGGAGTGATGGCTGTAATCATGAATTGGTCCATATCCTTCGACATGGATGTGGATGCTTCTTGCTCTTTTCTTGCTGTTTTCTCGTCTTGAACCTTTTCTGTAGGTGTCGATCCATTCACAGCTTCGCCCCCTGCTGCCGCTCCTGTATTTGCCTGACCCATCTTGCCACCCATACCGAGTGCAGCCAACTCTGCGATTGGCAGTGCCTTCAGCATTTCCATATCAATATTCATTCCCTGAAGTTCTTGCATAATCTGTGCAAGCATATCGAGAGAATTCTTGAGGCCCGCCAAAACATCAGCCAAAGAGTTAATTCTCTTTGCCGCTTCTTCAATCTCGGCAGAAGCTGGCAAGTTCTTCTTGATTGGCGTTATGATGCCTTCATTAAGTACCTTCGAGATACCGTCCCAATAGTAAGCAAACTTCGATGCTTGACCACCAATGCTTGCTATTGGAGAGAACCACCACCAACCACTTACCAATGGTCCGATAGATTCTGCTATTGTATTGCACACTTCTGTGGTCTTTCTCACAATATCACCCAGAGAAGTAAGTTGTGCATTAACTTCGTCAAGTTCGTCGGAAGACGGCATCATTCTGATTGGGGAAATAATTCCCGTATTCAAAGATGTTGCAATTCCACCAAACCAAGTGGCGGCATATTGCGTGAAGGCTCCCAAGAACGGCTGGCCCATTATTACGCCCACCAAATCCATTACGGCTCCCGCCAATTTCTGAATAAACGGTGGTACAGCTTTAAGGATTTCAACTGTTACGCCCAAATTGGCTTCTGCCGCTGCAATTTCTTCTTCTGTTGGTAGAGATTCGATAATTGGCCAAATAATACCCTCTCTCAAGAAGCTGGTGATACTTCTGAACCACGCCTTAAATTGTTCCACCCCAGCCGCCAACATTGCAATTGGCGAATCTGCGATACAATCATTTGGATTCATCGGCATGAACATTCTGGATAGGTTGCGAATCATAACCGGCAAGCGGCTGATGATGGCATTCATTGCCGTCAATATTCTTTGGGCTAACAAAATTGTCTTTGGCTCAGGCAGTTCTGTTAAAATTGGGTCTACTATACCATCTCTCAAGAAGACAGCGATTCTTCTGAACCAGACCGCAAATCGGTCTTTGTCCATTGGGAAATCGTCATCGAGATAGCCACTGGCACCACTCATCAATCCCATTGTCTGAGACAATCCAATGATGATTTTTGGAACCGCAGCTATGATTCTTTGCATAGCCGAAATGATTCTCGAAGCATCCATCAATTTCTTAATGTCTGGGAATTCTGTGAGAACTGGCTCAACAAGAGCTACCCGGACGAAGTAAGCTACCCACTCGAACCAACCCCGATAACGGGCTGCGATTTGTGTGTTTTTAGAACCACTGCTTGTGAATTTATCTTCGGCAAGGTTGTTTATTTCATCCATTGCTTTGCCAAGCCCAATGATGACTCTCGGCGTTGCAGTCAGGATTTTCTCTGCATAAGTTATTGCCTTGGCTGTTACTGCTAATTCTTGCACATCGCCCAAGCCCTTGGCCGGTTCGATAATTGCGGTTCTCACAAAGTAAGCTACCCACTCGAACCAACCCTTGTAACGGGCGGCAATTGCTGTGTTTTGTTCTCTTGTTGTCAAGAACTTGCCAGCCGCTAATTCGTTAACAGCATCCATTGAGCCATTCAAGCCACGCACAATCTTAGGGAAGGCAATTAGAATGTTGGCTGCTGCACACATAATTTTGGCTACAGTTTGTAACTCACGAACTTCGCCTAAGCCCTTGGCTGGCTCAATAATTGCCGCTCTTACAAAGTAAGCTACCCACTCGAACCAACCACGATAATTGTTGGCGATCTTTGTATTGTCTTCTTTGGTTGTCAAGAACTTGCCAGCGGCTAGAGCATTTACCGCATCCATTGAATTATTCAGGCCAGTTACAATCTTCGGGAAAGAATCCAAAATCTTAGCCGCCCAGATCATTTTCTTGCCAACATTCTTTAGTTCACCAACTTCGCCAATGTTGCCCATTGGTTTGACAATCGCTTCTCTTACAAAGTAGGCAACCCACTCGAACCAACCCTTGTAGCTGGCGGCGATTTGTGTGTTTTTGGCTCCGCTGCTTGTGAATTTGTCTTGTCCTAACTCTAGGATTCCATCCATTGCCTCGATCAATCCATCAATAATGGTTGGAGTTGCATCCAAAATCTTCGCAGCCCAATGCATTCTCTTGGCTACAACCTTCAACATTCCTACGTCGCCAATACCTTCCATTGGCTTGACAATTCCCTCTCTTACGAAGTAGGCAATCCACTCAAACCAACCCTTGTAGCGAGCGGCGATTTCTGTATTCATAGCTCCGCTCTTCGTGAACTTGCTGTTCGTAAAAGCCAGCAGTTCGTTCATAGCGTCGTTCAATCCACCAATGATTTCTGGAACCAAGCTAATTGCTTTCTCGGCCATAATCATGGTCTTGACGGTCCCCTTCAAGTTTATTGTCTTGAGAGGTTCAATTGGAGCAACGATGCCATCTTTAACGAAGTCAACAATTGCTGCAAATGTTTGACGAATGGCCGGGATTGCAGCTTGCATTTGTGTAGTCATTGGCTGGACAACTGTTGTCACAGTCTTCTTCCACCACAACATACCAGTGGTTGTCGTTGTGCTACTTCCTTGTGTAAGGCCCATCATGCCTTGCACAGAATTTACCATGTCTTCCATCAATTCCATCGCCTGAGACATTAGTTTCAACTTCTGAACTGCCTTGGCAAGACCACCTACATTCATTGCCGATACAGGCTGTACGATGCCCTCTTTGACGAACTTTGTGATCGCCATAAAGGTTTGCTGTATTTGTGGAATTGCTGCTTCGAGAGGACTTACCTTGCCGAATATATCTCCAAAGATCGCTGACATTGCACCCCAAGGATTTACCGTTCTCGATATTTCTTGGAATGTTTCCATTATTTCTTGAACAGCGGTTAAGGCTTCACCAACCTTCTTGATTGTGTTGATTGCAGCTTCTGCTCTCTGTAGGTCTGGGAAAGCGGCTTGCACACTTCCCATAAGTCCACGAATGAAGTTAACAATCGACAAGAATGATCTTTCAATATCGGGCTTTGCCGCTTCTAGTTTTTCAAGCGGGGAACGAGCATCGCCAAAGTTTCTAGCCCACCAACCGCCTCTCTGAGCCATTGGTGCTAGTTTGTTTACTAATGCATCCATCATTTCTGCAATTGCAGCAACAGCTTTACCCACCCCTTCTACAATTGGCAATACTCCATTGACTGCTTGCAGGTTCGGGAAAGCGGCTACTACAATGCCGATTAAACTGTCTTTCAAGAAGTTGACCATGATGGCGAATACACGGCGGAAGTCCGGTATCATGCCTTCGATCTTGTCCATCTTGGATCGTGCATCACCGAAGTTTCTGGCCCACCAACCGCCTCTTTCTGTCATCGGCGTAATCTTGTTTGCCAAAACATCTACTACATTGGCAATTGCCGCTACAGATTCCGCTATGCCTTTGGCAACTGCAATTGCTGAATTCACTTTCTTGAGATTTCTGAAAGCACTTACAACTGGTCCAACAACACCTTCTTTTACAAACTTAACTACTTTTTCAAAAGTAGCTTGGAATTGCGGCATTGCTTCTTCTAGTTTCTCGGCCTTCGATCTTCCAGAGAAGATAAGCAAGAAGCTGGGGCGTTCACAAAGATCAAGAACAACCTTCGTGATGGAATCCATCATCGGGCCTACGGCACCGATTACAGATGCAATCGCTTTGGCAACGCTTGTTGCTTGGCTTAATTTCTTGAGGTTTCTAAATGCAGAATTAACCGGACCAACAACACCTTCTTTCACAAAGTTAATGATGGAGTTGAAGCTCTTCTGGAACTTCGGCACAGCCTTGTCTAGTTTTTCTAGGGTTGTGCTGCCGAATACGTTGTACCAAGATTTGGTTGCCATCGGGACAACAACTTTTTCAATTGTTGTCATAATATCGCCAGCAGCTACAATTGCGTCTCTTACCAATTTGGCGGTCTTGGTGGCTTGAATCAATCTCTTGCCTTCTTTGCCAAACTGACGAAGAGGGATGATAATGCCATCTCTTACAAAGTTGGTAATTGTCTTAAAGCTCGCCGCAAACTCTGGAATTGCTTTTTCAATTACTTGAATTGTCGAAGAGAATCTAAAGAATGACCACCAAGATTGGCTCGTCAGCGGAACAATCTTGTCATATAGAGTTGTGAATATTTCAGAAACAGCCGTGATAGCTTCGCTAATCTTCTTCACACCAGCGATTGTGGCATCTAGTTTGCCGACCCCACCCGCTGCTGCGACAGCAGCTTGACCTAACATGACTATTGCCATTGTCATTCTAAGAATTGCTGGTGCCAACGCTTGGAATGCTTTGGCCCCCAAGAACATTAAGCCAACCATAATCCATGCTAGAGGCGAGAAGACCAAGGCTCCCAATAGAGCCATAAACCCTGCACCTTCTAGTACAGACTTTGCAATACTGCCAGATGCTTCAATTAGTTTTGAAACATTTTCTGCAACTCCCGCCGCTGTTGAAGGGTCAATTCCACCCTTCATAAGTCCTTGGGCCATTTCAATTATGACTTGGGCCATCTTAATCATGGCTGGCGTGAGTACAGCAAGTGCCGCCGCCCCCGGTATCATTAACACGGCCATCCACCAGAATGTTCCAGTGGTCATAGCAAGACCCAAAAGACTCAAAGCAGCCGCTGCACCTAAGCAGGCACCGGCTATTACGCCTGCTGCTCCTATTATTCCAGCAACATTCTCTGCGATCTTTTTAGCTTCATTTAAATCCAGCCCCGATGCTTTTTGCATTGCTTGACCGAGCAACAAGATTGCTGTCGCCATCAACATCATTGCTGGAATCAAAATCAATATTGCTTTTGCCCCCGACCATATCAATGGCACCATTCCCACTGCTGCGGGCGATCCCAACCATATGCCTAGTTGTGCCAACGCATATGCTGATAGTATACATGCACCAGCAATAACTGCCGCCGCTCCCAATACTCCTGCCACATTTTTGGCGATTTCAGCCGCTACGCCCAAATCGACACCTGTTACAGACATTAAGCCCTGAGCCATTTTCACAATAGCTATGCCAAGCAACAAAATGGCTGGCGTCAATAACAACAGAGCTAAGGCACCCTTGCCCATCAACACAATCGCCGCACCAAGTCCGATGCCGCCTGTAAATTCGCCTAATCCTGTAACCAATGTGCCCAATGCAGCCAAACCATATGCCGCACCCATTACCCCTAGAGCAATTACACCAGCGGCAATAAGAATTGCACCAACATCCATAGCAACTTTTGCTGCTGTTGATGCATCAAGACCAAATGCTCCCAGAATCTTTTGGCTCATCCATACAATTGCACTGGCCAACAAAACAATTGCTGGTGCAAGAATCAGAAGTGCTGCCGCTCCCTTGAGCATAGGCATGATTATTTTAGATGGGTTTTGGAATAAAGGACTATCTTTAAATTCATCTAATGCTTCTACAGCTTCATTTACGCCATAAGCAATACCGCCAGCCGCTACTGCGATTGCCGCAATGGTTGCTGCTGTTTCAGCAACAGTTGATATATCAAGCCCGAAAGCGTTAATTACTTTTTGGCACAACCAAACAAGTGCTGCTCCTAGCACTACTAATGCCGGGCCAATTATCAAAATAGCCCCGACAGCTTTCAAAACATCTGTGTAACTTGTTTTGGCCCCTTCTACAAATTCCTTAGATTCCTTGGTTTCGAGAAGTTTATAAACCCCGATACCAGCGGCAGCAATTGCGGCACCAGCGGCTACAACAGCGGCAATAGTGCCTGCCGTTTGCATTACTGTTGCCATATCCAAACCAAGGAAGTCAAGAATCTTCTTGCCCAAGAAGATGATTGCAGCGCCCAAAGCCATAACGCCTACAGCAAGAATTGCGATAGCTGCGGCGTTCTTGGCCATATCGCCGCCCAACTTGCTCAAAATCCCAGCGTCGAAATCTCCCGCAGGAGCTTCTTGCTTCATATCTTTTGCTTTGAGGGCTTTTTCTGCCTGAATATTCTTGCTTTCTTGTTTGATATTTGCAGATTTTAGCTTGTTCTCCCGCTTCTCTATCTTCATCTGCTTTTCTTGATGACGACGAATGCTCTTCTCTACTGCGGTTGGTTTTGCCTCACTTTGGCTTGCGGCGGCAGCGGGAGCAGGAGTAGCAGCATTAGTTGGGTTTTGATTCAAAGAGCAAATACAGGATTTGATTTGTGCAAGCAAACCAGCTACTTCACCCATTATTTTTTCGATGTGAATATCGTGAGTATAAATGGAGCCAGAGTGAGTAGCAGCTTCTGCGGCGTCTTTTTCTGCTTTAAACCCAGCACCCCATAGAGAATCAAACTCACGGGCATATTTTGCAGGATCAAGAGCCTGTTTCACAAATTCGCCTAGTTGCTGAATTTCATTCCAAATCTTCCAAATGCCCAGCACGGCCCCGGCAATGATTGCAAGCCAAATAATTAACTTGCCAATCATTGAATCAAATATGGCGCTAAATCCAGCATTAGCAAAATTTCTTAGAGTGTCATTTATTTCTTTGAGAGTTTGTGCAGCAGAACTTAAAGGATCAAGTTGTGCTTTAGCGGCAGTGTTGGCTTCTTGCTCAGCCTTAGTTATCTTTGCCGTTAGTTCTCTGAATGCGGCTGGGTCTTTAAGAGCTTTTTCGATTTCGCTAGAATCAATTGACAATTCTTGCTTGCCAGCAGCCTTTAAGCCCTTGTTCACACTATCCATTGCACTTTGGATAGCTCCCTTTGCTACATCGGCTTCATTTGTCCATGCAACACCGAGAGCATTCATGTCAGCTTCAAATTCGCCTCGTCTGGTGCCGAACTTGGCAAGCGCATCGCCCATACTCTTAGCGCCCTTGGCCGCTTCATCCAAAGCGGTCAATGCACCCATTGAAGCACTTAATTTGAGTTTTCTTTGTTCTTCAAGAACTAACGCCTTTTCTTCCAATGTCAAATTCTGTTGAAGTTTCTTGTTTACATTTGCTAGTTTGTCGGCAAGAGTCTGGCTTGTGTTCTCAAACGCCTCAATCGTTCCCATCAACTCGCCAGCCTCTACATCAAATGCTGCTTTCAACTGGATGTTGATTCTGGCCTTTGCATCGTCGGTTAGCTGGTTCCAATTCTGTCTTAATTCCTCTACACTATTTCCAGCTACACCAAACTGGTTCAATGTTCGCATAAACTCTCGGTTCATGCCCTTCATTGCCGCCTTGTTTTGTAGCAATGTGCCATTGAATAGTTGTGCATAAACTCCCGCTTGACCCGCTGCTTTAGCAAGCAAGGAGAATGTGGAAGCATTTGCCGACAACAACTTATTGGTGCTAGTCATAGCGTCCATCAATTTGCCGCCATCAATGCCTACTCTCTTGAAGTTGGCAGATAGTTCAATTATGTTTTTAACCTGTGCTGCTGTCGCTGTACCGGCAAGTTTCAAATTATCAATGTAGGTCTGGCTGCTCTTTACTACTTCTTCGAGAGCTTCGCCTGTCATTCCAGTGAATCTGGCAATGTCTCTCATGCCACGACCCATATCACCTATTTGCCCTTCACTGAACTTCAAACCTCGTGCCCAATCCACAAATGTGTCGCCCAAAGCCCCAGCTTCCATTCCCAATTGTTCTTCTGTGTTAAGTTGAGCAACAGTAATTGCGTGAGCTTTCTTTAGGTCTTTAAGACCCATCTTCACAGTCTTGGTGTAACGATCAATAAATTGCTGTCTTGTTTTACCTGTTAGCTTCGAGGTTTTGCCAATATCTTCAAAGGTTCGCATCAATTCCTTGGAACCCTGTGTGGCACCCTCAATTTCATAGGATAGCTTACGAGCATCTTGGACAAATTTTCTTTCCTTGTCCAATACCCCATCCAGAACCTGACTCATTACATCAAATCCAAGTATCTGATCTTGTATTGTCCCCAGAATAGACTTTAGGGCTGTTTCTCTAATTCTGGTTATAGAAAGCTGAGTCATTTCGGCTCGTGCCGCTTTTGCTCTATCCTCAGCTTCTACAGCAGCGGCACCACCGCCACCGCCGCCACCAGCGCCACCACCTGCGGGTGCTGCACTCCCGCCGCCTTTTCCACCTTTGCCACCACCGCCCGCTCCTGCTGCCGCCTTCCCGCCAGCACCTTTTGCTATATCTTGTAAAGTTGTGTAAATTTTGTTCAACACACCTTCACAGTGAGTGTCGTGAACGCCGATAGAGTGTTTCTTCAAACCTTGCTTCGCAAGATTTTCCATGCTCTTCCAAACAGAAGGTTTAGGGGCATTCTTGTCTTTGGCGGGAGCTTTCTCTGGTTTCTTTTCTTTTTTCTCGTTTTTGTTTTCAGCTATTTCTTTGAGAACATCGACCATTTGTTTCAAATAGTCTTTTTGTTCTTTCACGGAATCTTTAAAGTCTTTTGTGTATGTCTCGAATAGTTTGACTAATTTATCATTAGGCGCAGCAGCATCGCCACCTTTAGCAAAAGGCTTCGCATCGCCCACAGCTTTTTTAGCAGAGGCGGCTATTAAACCCTTGATTTCTTGCAAGGAAAGATTGGCAGTCTTTTGTCCTTCTACTAATCTTCCCAAATCATCGTATAATTGAGCCATTTACACCTACGAAAATTACATCTTATTGATAAAAGAGAGTCCCTTATTGTTATTTACACTAATTTAGCTTAATCCTTGCAAATTTCCGGTATTAACACCAGTTGGTTGCTCTGGGGTTGCAGCGGCAGCAGGATTAGTCAAGCGTTGGATTTGTTCACGAACAGAACGACGAATTGCGTCCACTTCTGACGGGTTCAGGGATCGAACCGAGGCGAGAACATTTAACAGGAAGGCACAATCTAGTTTTCTAATTTGCCTTATGCCACGTCTTTTGTATTGGCGGAAGGCTGAAACTATATATTCATCTCCCTTAATGTTAGAGTAAGAAAAGCCTAGATTGTTGCAGTTTGGCTGCAACAACCTTTTAATATCTGGGAATGTCAGATAGTGCAT